TCAATGGTTGGCGTCATTATCTTTTTCTCTTTCTGAACGTGAATATTGCGGTGGACGGTTCATCAGCTGTGGGGCAAGACGTTTTGCCACCTGAAGAATAACCACCACCGCAGCGGGAAGCATGAGCAAAACACCGAGAAAAATCATCAGAATCTGCACTTCTGGCCGAGAAAATGGCTCAGGCAGCGACAGGGAGTCGCTTACCGACAGCAGAGCCACCGCCAGTAGCATCATTCCGATAAATTCCAGTATCAACACGCCTTTAGGCAATTTACCGATCGCGCGCATACGCTTCCCTCTGCAAAGTGAGCCTTCAGTCTAAAACTTTTCACTGTATTGTGTTTAACAGTTATAGCTTTTAGCAATTAATGCAACAGGTTAAACCTACTTTCAGCGAATACATTTTAGCGTGATCATTACAGGCATAAATCTATGAGGAGAGAAATAATGCAAACCGTTATTTTTGGTCGTTCGGGTTGCCCTTACTGTGTGCGTGCAAAAGATCTGGCTGAGAAATTGAGCAATGAACGCGATGATTTTCAGTATCAGTATGTAGATATTCGTGCGGAAGGGATCACTAAAGAAGATCTACAACAAAAGGCAGGTAAACCCGTAGAAACCGTGCCGCAGATTTTTGTCGATCAGCAACATATCGGCGGCTATACCGATTTTGCTGCATGGGTGAAAGAAAATCTGGACGTCTGATCGTCTGACAAGCCCTCGCGTTGAGGGCTTTACTGATTTTTTCTGTGCTGTGGTTTAAACAAACTACTGATAAATAAGAAACACAGTGCCCCCAGCGCACACCAGAACACCGCGCTTAGTAACCATGCCAGCTCTTGCCAGAATGAGCGCGTCGGTGAAAAAAACAGCCGCATAATGAGCATTGAACAGGGTGCCGCCAGCATTGCGCCAAATAGAGGTTTCAGGACTTCTCTACGCTGTGAAAAGAAACTGGCAACAGCTCCAGGAAGAATGAAAAACAGCAAGCCGATTTCAGGATGCCCGGCAGCCCGAAAAGCGCCTTTCATGTGCGTCGCCAGAAAAAGGCACACCACAATGAAGAGGACAAAACAGCAGATTGCCCCCGCCCAACGTTGTTTATGTTTCACTCGTTCCTCCTGACACTGCGTCTATCGAACACATTTTTCGCCAGTGTGGCGTTCAGTAAGATAAAGCCGCTTCGCATTCCATGCTAATATAGGCCAACGAAATTCATATAGCCGTTGATACCTAATGTGATTACACTAGTAAAATATATTGTTACTTTACTATCGTTTAGGTGCGCTGAATGAATCTGCGCCCTGAATTCTGGTAAAAAACATTATCGTAAATTACCATTTCTTTCAACAGCTTACTAGTAAACAAGAAGTTAGCCTCCGTGAATATAAACGTCGCCGAATTGTTAAATGGGAATTACATTCTGTTATTATTTGTGGTCCTCGCGCTTGGGCTATGTCTCGGAAAGTTACGACTTGGTTCGATCCAACTGGGTAATTCCATTGGCGTTTTAGTCGTATCGCTGTTATTAGGCCAACAACATTTCAGCATTAACACCGATGCGCTTAATCTTGGCTTTATGCTGTTTATTTTCTGCGTCGGGGTCGAAGCCGGACCGAACTTTTTTTCCATTTTTTTTCGCGATGGGAAAAATTACCTAATGTTAGCTCTGGTGATGGTTGGCAGTGCGCTGGTGATCGCCTTAGGGTTAGGTAAGCTGTTTGGCTGGGATATTGGCCTGACGGCCGGTATGTTAGCAGGCTCTATGACGTCGACACCGGTTCTGGTCGGTGCTGGCGATACACTGCATCATTCCGGCATGGAAAGCAGGCAGCTCTCACTGGCACTGGATAATCTGAGCCTCGGGTATGCCTTAACCTATTTAATCGGTCTGGTGAGTTTGATTGTTGGTGCGCGTTACTTGCCGAAATTGCAGCATCAGGACTTACAGACCAGCGCCCAGCAAATCGCCCGCGAACGTGGCCTGGACACTGATGCCAACCGTAAGGTTTATTTACCGGTGATCCGCGCCTATCGCGTCGGCCCGGAGCTGGTGGCCTGGACCGACGGCAAAAATCTGCGTGAACTGGGTATTTATCGACAAACCGGCTGCTACATTGAACGTATTCGACGTAACGGGATTCTGGCAAATCCAGACGGTGATGCCGTGCTACAAATGGGCGATGAAATAGCGTTGGTAGGCTATCCCGACGCCCATGCCCGACTCGATCCCAGCTTCCGTAACGGTAAAGAAGTTTTCGATCGTGACCTTCTCGACATGCGTATCGTCACTGAAGAAGTGGTCGTTAAAAACCATAACGCTGTAGGTAAACGTCTCGCACAACTGAAGTTGACCGATCACGGTTGCTTCCTTAACCGCGTCATTCGTAGCCAGATTGAGATGCCGATAGATGACAACGTCGTGCTTAACAAAGGTGACGTTTTACAAGTCAGCGGTGATGCCCGTCGCGTAAAAACCATCGCCGATCGCATCGGCTTTATCTCGATTCACAGCCAGGTCACTGACCTGCTGGCATTTTGCGCCTTCTTTGTTATTGGGCTGATGATCGGGATGATCACCTTCCAGTTCAGCACATTCAGTTTCGGCATGGGGAACGCTGCCGGGTTGTTATTCGCCGGAATTATGCTGGGCTTTATGCGTGCTAACCACCCGACCTTCGGTTACATTCCGCAAGGTGCATTAAGCATGGTGAAAGAGTTCGGCTTGATGGTGTTTATGGCAGGCGTTGGTCTGAGCGCCGGTAGCGGTATTAATAACGGCCTGGGCGCGATTGGCGGTCAGATGTTGATTGCCGGATTAATTGTCAGTCTTGTGCCCGTGGTTATCTGTTTCTTGTTCGGTGCTTATGTATTGCGAATGAACCGCGCACTGTTGTTCGGCGCAATGATGGGCGCACGCACCTGCGCGCCGGCAATGGAGATCATCAGTGATACAGCTCGCAGTAACATCCCTGCGCTGGGCTATGCGGGCACCTACGCAATCGCCAACGTCCTGCTGACGCTGGCAGGGACAATCATCGTCATGGTATGGCCAGGATTAGGATAAAACTGAAGTTGCCCTGAAAATGAAATTTTTTTGCACAACCGCAGAACTTTTCCGCAGGGCATCAGTCTTAATTAGTGCCACTGCTTTTCTTTGATGTCCCCATTTTGTGGAGCCCATCAACCCCGCCATTTCGGTTCAAGGTTGATGGGTTTTTTGTTGCCTGAAATTTAAGCTGTTTAAAATCATGATGTTAGAAGCACTGTTTTTTAACGATGGCGACAAAATGGCGGCAGCGTCAAAGAGAGAGCGCCACCTGTCCTGATTTCATTGGATGCGGCTGAACCGGATTTGACTCTTTTGGCGTTGCAATCGAACGAACAAAAGTTTCATGGGTAACAAAAGTATGGCTGCAGTTAATGTTCTGGCACTGGTTGTAACGCTCTTTGGTCAATGAAGATACCTGAAAACTGCTGCGAGTATGGGCGGCACTTCCACACAGTGGGCAAATCATCATTTTTCGAGTTCTCCCAATTTTTGCTAAATTCACAATAATGATACCGAATTATTCCATTTTGCAAACTTAAAAGTTCTCCATTGCGAAGAATCATTCCATTTCGAAATCATCAATCCTCACTTCAAGCTCCAGACTGGTCGTAAAACCATTATCCGGGCTTACGGTATGCGTCAGAGTCGTAATGGTCCATTCCGCATCATCTATCGGCTGTTTAAAGCCACTGACTTTCACTGGCATTTCCGTGTAGAGATCTGCCCGCCCTTCCGCCAGTTGTAACGAGAATGACGCAACGCCGCGTTGCAGGCGTTCCCACTGCATTTTCGCCGCTCGTTCGGTGTTGCTCCGGTTGGCATAAGTGCGATTAAGTACCAGCACGTTTTCATCCGTACCCACCAGGTAATCGCCCTGCTTCGCTTCCGGCTCTTTCTTCTGCTTCTTAGTCCTGCGCTTACGCTTCACCGTGGTGCTTTCTTTCTTCGCGGGTTCGCGGGTATGCAACCAGCTGGCAATTACGCCCGTGTAGGCTCCGCGATCTGCCAGGGTAAAGCGGTGACTGTCGCCGTCCTTACGTGTGATAGTGATAACCGGTAGTGGTTTACCGCTGGCGCTTTTACCCTGTCCCTGCCGGATGAATACCAGATTGCCATTTTTCACCGACGCAATAGCACCGTACTGGCGCGCCAGCCGCATCAGAAAACTGCCGTCACTCTCATTGGTCTGGTCTATATGCTCCACGGGTTTATCCGACAGGTCTTCACCCAATGCCATCTTCAGTTTGTGCCGCGCAGATATTTCCTTCACGACTTCCCCAACGGTGGTCTTGTGCCACGATTTTTCACGGCGGGTATTCAGCGTTTCACGAAAATCAGCACTTCGCGCCCGGATAGTCAGGCGGTCCGGTGCGCCAGTGTGTTCAATCTCGTCCACCGTGAATGCCCCTTTCGGGAAAAGCGGCTGCCCCTTCCACCCCAGCGCCAGCGTAATGACCGCACCACGGCGCGGCAGCACGATTTTTCCGTCGGCGTCGTCCAGCTCCAGATCAAGCTGGTCCGCTTCAAATCCCCGATTGTCCGTCAGCGTCAGACTCATCAGGCGGTTATCCAGCACAGTAGTGATATCCCTGCCCTCAATACTGATGCTGAATGCAGGAGTTTTGTTGCCTTTGTTAAGCAGTTCAGAGCTGAAATTCACGACAGCAGCCCTCCCACCGTTTTACTGATATCGCTTAATGCAGATGTTGCCGTGTCCTGCAGATTATTCAGCTGCGCACTGAGATCACCGAACATATCGGACAGGGATTCATCCACCCGTTTGAGCGACAGGGTGAACTCAATCCGGCGCGGCATACCGTCGCGGAAAAACTCCGTTTTAGTCTGATTCAGTCCCTCAATCACATACATGCCGTAAATCGTGCCGCTGCCTTCAATCAGGGGCCATGCTTTCCCCTGTTCTGCCATCTGCTCAAGTGCCAGCAACGACAGCCTGCCGCCTGTTATCTCCGGCATAAGAACACCGGAAAGCGTCAGCATGTCGTTGTCCGGTCCCAGAAACTGCGTGGACGGACGACGATTTACCCGGCTGTTAGCCGCATGTCGCCAGCTGCGTTGATACTGCAGTTCCTGATACGGCACGGTGCGCAGCATAAACACGTACAATCCCAGCACCATCATCATGCGTCGTATCCCCCCTGATCGCTGTAGTTACTCCTGGCTTTTGCCTTCAACCTGCGTTCACGTTCATCAAGCTGGCGGGCCACCTCCCGCGCAATATCCTGCGCACTTTGTCCTGGCTGTGTCTGGATGATGATCTGCGTCGGTGCTTCAATCCGGTAAATGGGCGGCACAGTAGCTGCACGACTCACCATCGCTTCACCGCCTTTCGCGGGAAGCGCCAAAGGATGCAACGGTGGAAGCTCTGCTGGCGCGGCAGCAACGCCCATCATTCCGGCGACAACGGCAGCCAGTGCAGCTGTATTTCTCCGGCTGGTCACGTTTGCCGGGCCGTTAACAATTTCCGGCCCGTTTTCACCGACGATGCCAAACTGCCCACGCGGGATATAGCCGCCGCTGTCATACATACCCGCAAAGCCATATCCCCATGACGGAAAATCACCCGATGGCATCATCACTTTACCGTCTGCATTCACCGTCGCAGGTTGCTGACTCGTCACGCTTTCCGGTAGTTTTGCCTTTGCGGCCTCTTTACTGACAATGCCGAGTTTCTCCAGCAACCAGGAAACGCCGGATTTCAGGGAGTCCAGCGGATGCATGACCATATTCAGCCCTTCCGCCAGTGCCTCCCCGAATCGCCGCCCCATTGCCGCTGCACTCTGCAGTTCGGCAGAGGTCGACTTAACGGGCGTCAGCAGATCAGTAAACCAGCCCCACAGCGCCTGTACTTTGTCGCCAATCCACTGAAACACGGGCTTAAGCGGTTCGAATGCAGCACTGATGGGACCTGCCGCCGCTTTGAATCCTTCCACCACGCCACCGAGAAATGCGGTGATGGGTTGCCAGTATTTCCAGACAACCAGCGCCACGCCCGCCAGTGCAGTAACCACAAGACCTATCGGACTGAGCAGAGCACCTAACAGACCAGATACGGCATACAGGGCAACGCGCAGCATCGCCAGCGGACCGGATGCCAGCACACGCAGCACCGCGCCTGCGGCAGCCAGTCCACCGCGTAGTGCTGCCAGTGGATTCATAAACATCACAGCAACCGCACGTAACCCGGATAATCCAGACCGCAAAAGTGCAACCGGCGCACCTGCTACCGTTTTCAGGACATTTCCCGTCAGTGATGCCGTGCGGCGCAAAGACGACAACGGCGCAGTAAGTAAACCTGCGGCGTTGCCCGATGAAGCAAGCCCGCGTCGCAGCAGTGCCTGTGGTGCGCCAGCCAGGACAACGCACTGCTGGTTCGAGTTACTGCTGCCGTAACGGAAGGTAACATTTTGATACCCAGCACAGAGAATCCCAGACGGATCACTGCCAGCGGCCCCAGCACTGCAGCCAGCGCCACCGCTAAGGTGCCGAGGCCCACGGTAACGGCAGCCACCACAGCGGCTACTTTCATCAGTGTGCCTGTCAGTTCCGGGTTAGCTTCCACCCAGCGACGCAACGCCCCTGTGACGCTTTTCACCGTGAACAGAATATCCATCAGCGGCTGGCGCAGCGTTTCGCCCAGGCTGCTGAAGGTGTTCTGCGCTCCGGTTTTGACCAGCAACCACTGAGCAGAAAGTGAGTCCTTGTTGATGTCGGATTCTTTCTGCATGGAACCGAGCGCATCATTGCCCGTTGTCAGTTTTAGCTGGCGCTGCAGTTCCGGAAGGTTGTTTGCCAGTTTCGCTGCGTCATCGCCAAACTCTTTACCAAACAACATGGTCATGGCAGACAGGCGCTTATCCTGCGGCAGTGCGTTCACCTTCTCCAGCACGCGCTGGATGGTTCCCATCGCATCCTTCGTCATCTGCTTTTCAATCACTTCAGGATTGAGTTTCAGCAGATTCATCCCTTCAAAGAAACTCTTGCTCTGCATGGTGGCAATGGACAATTCACGCACCATCGCGTTTGCTGCACTGGCTGCAACCTCTGGCGCAGCGCCCAGTGTCAGGAAGGTGGAACCCAGCGCCGCCGCTTTACGATAATCCAGACGATCAGCCACACCGCCCAGGCGTTGCATGACATCAATGATGTCTACCCCTTTCGACATGGCGTTATCATCCAGATAGTTCAGCGCATCACCGAGCTGTTCAATATTGCGGGTAGGGATTTTGTAGAGCTGGGCGATTTTCCCCAGACTTTCTGACAGTTCATCCGCTGGCAGCTCAAAGGCTGTTGCCGCCTTTGCTGCCGTACTGGCGAAGGCCAGCAGGTCACGTTTCTGGTCCTCCCAGCTGTCGTCAGGGTTTGCAACGTTCATACGCGCACCACCTTCAACCAGTGCAGCGAAGTCCACCGCACCGTTTTCCATCGGCAACTGTTCGCTGGCAGCTTTGATGGCATCCTGCATTTCATAAAAACGTGCAGTGCGGTTGCCATTATCGTCACGCAGACCATTGACCTGCTTTGTCACACCTTTCATGGCATCTTCCATGCTGGTATAGCTTTTTACTGCCGCCATCACTGGCGTCCCCATTGCCAGCCCTGCCGCCGTGGTGGTGGCTCCGGCTCCTGCGATGCGATCGCGCACCTCCAGCGAACGGGCATAACTGGCACGCGCTGCATTCATCCTGCGCTGAGCTTCCCCCAGTCGCTTCAGCCGCGCCTCCTGTTTCGACAGTTCCTGGTTATAACGTGATGTTTCACGGGCTAAACGGGCAGTTGCTCCCGCATCATCTTTCGCAGAAATTCCCGCCCGGTACAGTTCTGCACGCACAAGCGCCGTTTGCTTCTGCAAATATTTTTGTTGTTCTTCCAGGCGTTGGACTGCCAGCGTTTGCCGACCTAAAGCCACAAGGTGCCGTTGTGATGGTTGTTCCATCGCTTCCAGCTCAGAACTAAGCAAATTTGCCTTCTGTCTGGCATAGTTCAGCCTGTCGCCTAACTTTTTGTTATCGGCCTGCAGCTTGCGAAATTTTTCCAGGCTGTTACCCGCCTGATTGAGTTGCTTTAATGCGTCACGGGAGTTTCTGATTGCGCCAGCCAGCTCTTTCGAACTGGCCTGTGCAGCACGGAATGGGCGGGTGAGTTTGTCAACCGCATTAAGAATGACCTGCAGGCGCAGGTTATTATCACTCATCGTTAGCCCCGCTTCTCTGAATCGCTTTATACCGCCATTCCAGCACTTCGGTCAGCGGCATAACGTCAGTAACGGATGGCGGCCAGTGAAAGATGGTGGCGATATCAGCCACCAGATCGTCAACCGTCAGGCTGTCGGTAAACCGGCAAGCACCGACTTCTTCAACAAAAAAGTGACAACCTCAACCGACATAGCGGTGAGATCTGCCGAGTCCATCTCTGCAATTTCTTGTGCGGTCAGTGCCGGACTGGAAATGCAGGGGATCACGGTCATCATCGCGTTCACATCCATATCCATAATGGCCTGCAGGCGTATACCGCGCAGCGCACCGGACTGCGGTTTACGCAGCACAATTTCGGTAATTTCTGTTTTACCGCGCATGATGGGGGTATCCAGTTGAATGGTCTTTTCAGTCTGCTTATCGCTCATTTTATTGTCCTGTAAATTGGGTTCTGGCGCGGTATCCCGCGCCGTTCAGATACATCAGAGGCCGAGGGCGTTGCGGTGCGCTTCCATCAGGTCCACACCGTCCACAATTTCCACCATGTTGATAAGGTCCACTTCATAGAGCACCTCACCATTGATGGTCAGCTTCGCGTAGCTGTTGGTACTGGTCACTTTGGTGGTGTTGCTTTCGCCCGTCTTCCACTCGCCGGAATCCACTTCTTTGTGACGTCCTCGCACCACAAGCTCCACAGCCTGCACTTCCCCGGTATCGTCACGCTGGATAGAGCCAGTAAAGCGCAGCTGGATGCCATCCACAGTGGCTTTGCCCATCTGCTTAAACAGCAGCAGTTCAGTACCACCAATGGAAAATTCTGTGTCCAGAGCACTGTCATCAAGCCCCAGATCCACATCCACCGCCCCCGGCATTCCGCCGCCGCGATACTTCTCATATTTGCGGGTGAATTTCGGCAGCGTCAGCGACTCAACGATCCCCTGCCAGTTGTTCCCGTCGTTAAACAGGTTCAGGTGTTTTAATTTGCGTGGTAAAGCCATGTTGTCCCCTTACGCGCTGACCTGGCTGGCGAAATTCACCAGGTACTGATCGGTGATGCGCTGACGCAGCATCAGGTTTTCAAGTGGCGGCACTGGCGTGTAGTCGTAGTCGATAGTGAGTTTCCCGGCTTTCAGAGTGTCTTTGTCGTTCACCGACTCGTCCAGCCAGCAATCACCACCAATGAGATACCCCTGACTGACCAGGCTGCGCATTTTGGCGCGGATACCTTCGATAATGTCGCGGGCCAGCGACGGATTCAGCGGTTTGTCCACTGCCCACATGTGCGCTTCTGCCATCGTGTCCATCAGTACCTGCGCCGTGCGGGTGTAGTTTTCGAAGGCAAAGAGCGGGTCATCGCTCAGACAGCGGGAACCCCAGAAGCGGAAACCGTCTTTGCGGATAAGCGTGGTAACGTCGTTCTGGTTAAGCAGACCTGCATCGGTTGCCGGGTCCTGCAGATCCCAGAACACATCAGCAGAAATTCCGGTGACACCGTTCACGCCCACGTTGGACAGGCTTTTGTGCCATCCGGTCTGCTCATCAATTTTGGCGCGCAGACCGAGCGCACGGGCGGTGGCATATGCCGTTGCTTCGGCATTCAGCACCGTGTCCCAGCCCGTAAAGTCAGGCCAGATCAGCATCCCTTCGCGCTGGCTGAAGTTTTCACGGTAAGTGATCGCCTCCTGTACCGTCTTGCAGCCATACGCTGACAGGTAAGCAAACCCACGCAGGCTTTGCGCCACGCTCAGCAACTCAGTCGCAACGGCTTTGTTATCGTGGCCTGGCACGCCGAGAATGCGCGGTTTAACGCCGAGCTGTGACTGGGCAGATAACAGGGCTTTCATACCTGTTTTTTACCTTCAGCAGTCACTGCGCCGATGATATTGGTCGTGGTTTCGTCTTCCGTTTCACCCTGCGGCACACGCACAACAACGGTCACGGGTTTTGCCTGGTCAGCGATGGCATCCAGCGAACGGGCCAGAGTACCGGACTCACCCGCTTTACCGCTGGCAGTCAGCACATCAGTGATCAGCACGGGTTTATTAAGAGGAAACATTTTTGCATCGGCATCATCGCCCGTGCAGACCATACCCACGATGGCGGTGCTCACCGTGGTAATGGATCGGGTGCCTTCGTTGACTTCAACAACGCGCACCCCGTGGTGGTAATCCTGAGCCATAGTGGCGAACCTCCTGATTGGATTAGGCTTCGCCCTATGTTGAAGTGATTGTGCCTGACAAACAGCTAAGCGCAGTTGTACCGTTATTCATACAAAATGACGGTATTTGTCTGCTTGCAGGGATAATCAACATAATGCTGATTCAGGGGGATTCATTGCTCTTATTTGCCGGAAATTTTCTATAAATTGTGGAAACACCTACATCAAAAATCAGTGCAATACGCTGTCTTGATTCTCCGGCCTCGAGTAAACGTCCAATCTGTGCCCACTGTTCGGTGATCAACTTAGGACGGCGTCCACCTACTCTGCCTTTGGCGCGAGCTGCAGCCAGCCCCGCCTTGGTACGTTCAACTATCAGTTCGCGCTCCATTTCAGCCAGGGCCCCCATGACATGAAAAAGAAACGGCCCATTGGGGTACTGGTATCAATACTGTCAGTCAGGCTTCGGAAATTCACGCCACGCTGGCGCAGCTCTTCTATCAGCGTAACGAGATGCCGCATACTGCGCCCCAACCTGTCCAGCTTCCAGACAACCAGAGTGTCACCTGCCGATAATGTCCTGAGCAGTTTTTTCAGTCCCGGTCTGTCGGACTTAGTGCCACTGATTTTGTCCTCAAAAATCCGCTCACATCCCGCGCAGTTCAGTGCATTACGTTGCAAATCGGTGTTCTGGTCATTTGTTGACACGCGTACATAGCCAATAAGCATGATCAATCCCCTGAATAAAAACCGGGGATGATGCCAGTTAGCCGTTATCTCTGCATTTTCATAAACGTTGGTTTGGGAGAAGCGGCTAAAAGAAATGTAGGGACAGGGGCGAATCAGATACCTGATATGGGTAGTTTTATGCTTTCTGCTTCAGTTCCTGGATATCAAAAATTGCCATCCGGTTTAATTATTCAATGGGGGCCAATTGATGTTCCGCTGACGTCTCAGGACACAGTAACCTATTTTCCGATTGCATTTCCGAATAGATGTCTGCGGGTATTTGCGACTCAGGATTACACTCCCGGCAGTGCAAATGTTGGTAATGCTGCCAACTTACTGATTTAGTGTATGATGGTGATTTTAAGGTGCTTGCGTGGCTTCCATTTCCATCAGATGTCCTTCCTGCTCCGCTACTGAAGGCGTGGTGCGTAACGGCAAAAGCACTGCCGGACATCAGCGCTATCTCTGCTCTCATTGCCGTAAAACATGGCAACTACAGTTCACTTACACCGCCTCTCAGCCCGGTACGCACCAGAAAATCATTGATATGGCCATGAATGGCGTCGGATGTCGCGCCAGTGCACGCATTATGGGCGTTGGCCTCAACACGGTTTTACGTCACTTAAAAAACTCAGGCCGCAGTCGGTAACCTCGCGCATACAACCGGGCAGTGATGTGATTGTCTGCGCTGAAATGGACGAACATTGGGGCTACGTCGGTGCTAAATCACGTCAGCGCTGGCTGTTTTACGCGTATGACAGGATACGGAGGACGGTTGTGGCGCACGTCTTCGGTGAACGCACTCTGGCCACACTGGAGCGTCTTCTGAGCCTGCTGTCGGCCTTTGAGGTCGTGGTATGGATGACGGATGGCTGGCCGCTGTATGAATCACGCCTGAAGGGAAAGCTGCACGTTATCAGCAAGCGTTACACTCAGCGCATTGAGCGACATAATCTGAATCTGAGACAACATCTGGCAAGGCTGGGACGGAAGTCACTGTCGTTCTCAAAATCGGTGGAGCTGCATGACAAGGTCATCGGGCATTATCTGAACATAAAACACTATCAGTAAGTTGGAGTCATTACCGTGTTCGTGAACTCGGTGATGCTAGTGTTCCTTTTTCGTTCGATGTTCATGCGATGATTTATAGTGATGATGCACCATCATTAGAAAATCATCTGCATAAAGTCTTCAACGAAAAACAGGTCAATAAAATTAACTCACGAAAAGAGTTTTTCAACGTAAATATTAAAGAAATTAAGTCTGTTATTGAAGATATGAACATCAACGCACAATGGACAATGTTTGCGGAAGCGAAAGAATATAGAGAGTCACTGGCGATTGAGCAAGAGCGCAAAGCAGCAACTTCCGCCAACGATGAACTGCATGTTGCTTAGCAATGTATGTTTCATAGTAATCACACATTGATTACTGGTTGTATATACAGTTAAATTTAGCCCTCTGATATGAGGGCTTTTTTATGGCAGTACGAAAACTCACCACAGGAAAATGGCTTTGCGAATGTTACCCCGCCGGACGTAGTGGACGTCGTGTGCGTAAACAATTCGCCACCAAAGGCGAAGCTCTGGCTTTTGAGCGTCACACGATGGAAGAAACCGAAGCAAAGCCCTGGCTGGGTGAATCAGTGGATCGTCGAACACTGAAAGACGTGGTTGAACTATGGTTCAAACTACATGGTAAATCTCTGACAGCTGGGCAGCATGTCTATGACAAATTGCTGTTGATGGTTGACGCTCTGGGCAATCCTCTTGCAACCGATCTCACCTCTAAAATGTTTGCCCACTATCGAGATAAACGCCTGACAGGCGAGATCTACTTCAGCGAGAAATGGAAGAAAGGAGCAAGCCCGGTCACCATTAACCTGGAGCAAAGCTATCTAAGTAGTATTTTTAGCGAACTATCCCGTCTGGGCGAATGGTCGTATCCGAACCCACTGGAGAACATGCGAAAATTCACCATCGCAGAAAAAGAGATGGCATGGCTTACCCATGAGCAGATTGTTGAATTGCTGGCTGATTGCAAACGTCAGGACCCAATTCTGGCACTGGTAGTTAAGATATGCTTAAGCACAGGCGCACGCTGGCGTGAAGCCGTAAATCTTACTCGCTCACAGGTGACCAAATACCGAATTACCTTTGTCAGAACGAAGGGGAAGAAAAACAGAAGCATCCCTATCAGTAAAGAGCTTTACGAAGAGATCATGGCGCTTGATGGGTTCAATTTCTTCACAGACTGCTATTTTCAATTTTTATCCGTGATGGAAAAAACGTCTATCGTGCTCCCTCGCGGTCAACTCACACACGTTCTGCGCCATACGTTTGCGGCGCACTTCATGATGTCGGGTGGAAACATTCTGGCCTTACAAAAAATTCTCGGACACCACGATATAAAAATGACTATGCGTTACGCACATCTGGCACCGGATCATCTGGAAACGGCGCTCCGTTTCAATCCTCTGGCAACGCTGCCAAGTGGCGACAAAGTGGCGGCAGCGGTTGGCATTACCCCGTAA